CTCAAACAAAACTATCCGCAAATTTGGCAATTCAGGCGATTGAGGCTCGATTTTTATGACCAAGGGTCGAAAACCACAAGCTACAGCGATCAAGATTGCTAAGGGTGCTTTCGTTAAGGATCCACAGCGACGCAACCACAACGAGCCTAGACCGCAACTAGGCGAGCCAACCATTCCCGAGATCGTTGAAGCAGATCCAGCGGCGAAAGCTCGGTGGCTTTGGGTTTGTGAACAATTGAGGTCGATGAACTTGCTACACGTTACCGATCAGGGATTGATCGCAGGGTATTGTCTTGATTACTCGATGATGCTTTCGCTTTGGGAAGCGATCAAGGGCGGTCGAGTCTCGGACATGACCGAGCGAGGAGGCATCACAACTAAGCCAGAGGCGAATCAGTTTCACAAGTTCGCTGATCGATGCCTTAAGCGTGAGGCTGAATTAGGCTTAACTCCATCGGCCAGAACAAGATTGCGAGCTCCACAAAAAGACGAGGAGGATCCGTTCCAAGAGTGGCTAGCGAGGGCAAGCGGTTGATAGCATCAGGCACGAGCCAACGAGTCGAAGAATACTGCAATGCGATTGAAAGCGGCGAGATTGTTGCTTGCGATCGTGTTAAGGATGCTGTACGCAGATACCGAATAGACTTAGAGCATCAACGCACTGATGACTTTCCGTATTACTTCGATGCAAAGCAAGCCGAGTTAGTTTGCGATTTCTTTCCGTTGGTCTTGCGTCACTCGGTTGGCGAATTCGCCGGTAAACCTTTGATCCTTGAAGATTGGCAGCTGTTTGGCTTGTGGAATATCTTCGGATGGAAGCGGATCGAGGACGGATCTCGGCGATTCCGCAAAGTCTATTGGTCGATGGCTCGCAAGAATGGCAAGTCAACGCTCGTTGCTGGCTTGTGTCACTTCTTGGCGATGGCTGATATCGATCCAAAGACTCGTAAGCCAGAAGCGGTCGGACAGATCCTTTTGACAGCTACCAAAAAGGAACAGGCAAACGTAGTTTACAGCGAATGCCAACGGATGGTCGATCAGTCTCAACCGCTCCAAAAGTACACCGACATTAAGAATGAAACGATCACGTTTAAGCACAACCTCAGCTACATTCGCAAGGTATCGAGCGAAAAGCCTTTTGACGGACTCAATCCTCATTGCGTCGTCATGGATGAGCTTCACGCATGGGGCGAGTACCATCGGAAGTTTTACGATACGATGGTCACTGGCTCGGCGGCTCGTTCGCAACCGCTCCACTTGATTATCACAACAGCCGGTGCTGACGATTCGCACTTGTGGCTTGAGGAATACAACTACGCCGTCAATGTCGTCAGCGGGATTCACTCGGACAACACGCTATTTGCGTTGATTTATGAGATCGACCAACAAGACGATCCAGGCGAAGAATCGAATTGGATCAAGAGCAATCCAAATTTAGGAGTGTCCGTCAAACTTGATTACTTGCGAGAGCGATGGAACGAAAGCAAAGCAACGGCACTAGGTCGCAATCGATTTAAGCGATACCACGGAAACGGCGTCGTTTCATCGACGGAAAAAGCCTTTGACCTAGCGGCGTTTGATCGATGCGTTGGCGTTCATTCGGATTGGAAAGATGCCGACGGTCTTGGGGCAGGCGTTGACCTTGGATCGAGAGATGACTTGGCAGCATACGCTCTTTGTGCCAGGTTTCCGGTCAGCGTTGACGATAAAGGCAAGGTCATTTATCGGTACGAAGTCAAGACTCGAGCTTTTATCGCAGCAGATTCAAAGCGTGACTTATCGGCGATGCCTTTTGCAGAGTTCATTCACTCGGAAGAATTGTTCAAGTGTGCCTATCCGATCGAGGATCTTACTGAGTCGCTGATTGAAGAAATTGAAGCCTTTGAAATTGATACGGTTGCATACGATCCATACAACGGTCAGCAACTAGGCGAGAAGCTTGGCAAGGTCGGAGCGACAGCGGCAAGGATGGCTCAAAACCAAGCCAATTTCAATGAAGCCATAAGAGACTTTATTCAATTGATGCAAGACGGTCGGCTAGTTTTTCAAGAGTCTCGATTGCTGCGATGGTGCGCGAACAATGCGATGATTTGCAAAGACCGGCAAGATCGATGGATGTTTGACAAAGCGAAATCAAAAGACAAGATTGACCCGATTGTGGCGGCGATAATGGCCTACAGGATTGCAAGTTTGCAGCCTGAGCGTTCGTCTGGTAAACTTTACATCACTTAGGAGCAACAGGGATGAGCTTAATTGGCGTGTTTGCTAGATGGATGGGCATTGACGACGACTCTTTTTCGAGTGGTCGCAAGGTCGGTTTGCGCGATGCTCTTGGAGTCCCTCCTGCTTGGTATGCTCACAACAAATTGACAGGTGACTTCGGGCGGTTGCCTATCGACGTTAAGCGAAGGGTCGGTGAAGGATCGATCAACGATACCGAGCATGATGGATATTATCTTTTGCGAGAGCAACCGAACAAGATCCAAGCCCCAACGACGTTCAAAGAACAGATGCTTAGTCATGCGTTGATGAAGGGCAACGGTCGAGCGGCGATCATCCGAACGAGTCGCGGTATCTCCGAGTTAATTCCAATGATGCCGGATTCGACTTGGACGATCATCTACGAGGGCGAAAAATACCATATAACCAAGCCGGAAAACCAGAGCAAAAGGGATCTTTTCGACACGTTCGACACTGACAAGAACGGATACTTAATCTTCCACGATAGCGACGTTTTGCACCTTACTGGCTTTAGTTGGGATGGCGTCGAAGGTCTCGGACTGCTTGACATTGCAAACGCAACATTTGCGACAGGTTATGAGGAAACGAGGTTTAAGCTTAACCAACTGCGTCGAGGATTTCGGGGCAAGTTGTTTCTTGAAGCACCTCCAGCAGCATTCCGCAAAGCAGAGGATGCGAAAGAGTTTATTGACGAATTCAATAAGATCGAAGCAGGCTCGGAGAATTCAGCAAAGGCTGGCTTGTTGCGTGAGGGTATCAAGGCCAATGCAGTCAGCATGAATAACAACGATGCACAGTTCGCAGCGTTGCAAAAGCTCACCCGTCAAGAGGTGGGGATGCTCTTTGGGCTCGAAGGAATGCCGGGCGATGGAGATTCGGTCAGCTACAACAGCCTGGAACAAAAGCAACTTGCGTATCTTCAGTGTCTCGATCATTGGTTGGTCAAGTTCGAGGAGCAATGCGATATCAAGCTACGGACTCCAAGAGAGCGACGATCTGGCGAAGTGTATTTCAAATTTAATGCGGCGGCTTTGTACCGTACCGACTTGCGAACGACGATGGAGAGTTTCAGCAAGGCCATTGCATCGCGGATTATGAATCCGAATGAATGCCGGGCTAAACTCGATCTCAATCCGTACGATGGCGGCGATGAGTTTATTAACCCTGCGATCAGTACACCAACGGGCGAACAGTCAGCCGATGAGGTCGAGGACAGCCCAGAGGATGAGCAAGAGGACGAACAAGAGGATTCGCAAGATTCTCGGAATGATCGAGCCGTTGAACAAATGCTTCGCGATCTGATTAAGACCGAAGGGAACAACGCCATCAACGCATCGAAAAAGGCTCAATTCGTCGCTTGGATCGGAAAGAACTATCCGCGATGGCAAAACAAGCTTGCCGACAAGATCGAAGCAATCGGGCTTGATCGAGATTTGGCAAGGATCCACTGCGAAAAATCGACCGAAATACTCGCAGCATTGGCCGTAAAACATGGTGGAAATAGCCTACAAAAGGCTGTCGAAACTGAGGTTAAATCGTGGGAAAACAGGGTTTTTGACCTGAAAGGGGCTCAAAAATGATCGAAGTACGCGCGGAAACGAACGAAATCCTTTTAAGTGGCATCGTCGGCGATGGTTGGGACGAAAACCCGATCACGCAAAAGGGCGTGGCTGAGGCTCTTAAATCGTTCGGGTCAAGCCCGGTTACAGTTCACATCAACAGCCCAGGCGGTTTTGCCGATGAGGGCATCGCGATCTATAACACGCTCAAAAAGCATTCTGGTGAAGTAACGACGGTCAACGATAGCCTTGCAGCGTCGGCGGCTAGCGTGATTTTCCTTGCTGGTCAGAATCGATTGATGGCTGACGGGTCGCGAGTCATGATCCACAGGGCGATGTCATTTGCGATGGGCAATCAAGACGACTTCGCAAAAGCGATCGCTGCGTTGAAAGCTTACGATGCTTCGCTCGTTGATATCTACTCGAAATACATGGCCGAAGAAGCTTCCAAGATCGAGCAACTAATGTCCGCCGAGACTTGGTACAATGTTGACGAGGCTATAGCGTCAGGATTGGCCACAGGTCGCGTCGAAAACGGCAAGAGGTACAAGAAGCCAAAGAACGCTTTCGACTCGGCGGCGGCGTTGCTAGCTCGCCAGAAGATGGCTCAGTACGCTCGACACTTGACAAGCAACAAGCGATAGCGTAAAGTGATTTCCGGCTGGCCAGAAGTGCCAACCACTCTGCAACTAATTAGCGGCAGTGACACACGGTTCAAAACGATTCAGTTTCCCGTGGCAGTCATGCCGCTATCTTGGTTTTTAGACTGCCACACAACCCACAAGGGCAGTCAGAATGAAGAGCGCAAAAGCGTTAGGCGAAGAAATCCAAGCCTTGCAAGCCAAGGTTCAAGCAATCCAAGCGGTCGCAACTCAAGAGGGTCGCGAATTGCTCGAAGAAGAGCAAACCGAGATCGATTCGATCCTCGGAACTGAGGGCAAAGCCGGTCAGATCGAAAACCTCTCGAAGCAGCGAGAGCGAGCGATCAAGATCGAGCAAGCGGTCAGCAACACGGTTCGCCAAGTGGTTGACACTCAACCTTCGGAAGTCGGCAATTTTAAGATCCCGGCAAAAGCCAAAGCGGTTCGACAGCTCAAAGCTTTTAAGGGGCCTGATGCCGAGCGTGACGCTTATGCTTCGGGTCAATTCATCAACGCGGTTCTTGGAAGCGACAAGTCGAAGCAATGGTGTCGCGATCATGGCGTTCTCAACGCAATGGGCGAAAACAACGATCTCAACGGCGGTTCTTTAGTGCCTGTCCAGTTTGAGAACAGCGTTATCAGCTTGCTCGAAGAATACGGCGTGTTTGCTCGGTACGCTCGCAATTACCCGATGACTTCCGACAGCGCAACCTTGCCTCGTCGCGTCGGTGGTTTGACCGCTTATGCAGTCGGTGAAAATGCCGAGATCACGAGCTCGGATGCCAGCGTCAATCAAGTAAATTTGACGGCTCGCAAGTTCGCTACGCTGACCAAGGTATCGAGCGAGCTTTCCGAAGATGCTGCAATCGCATTGGCCGACATGCTCGCAACCGAGATTGCTTACGCCCATGCGGTCAAGCAAGACTCTTGCGGATTCCTTGGTGATGGCTTGCCGACTTATGGCAGCATCGTAGGACTTGCAAACGTGCTTGCTGCAGGTTCGGTTTCTACCGCTGCGGCTGGTCAAAACACGGCTGCAGGATTGACGATTGCAGTCTTCCAAGATGCTGTTAGCAAGTTGCCTCAGTACCCTGGAATCCGTCCGGTTTGGTTCTGCCATTCGGCGGTCTACTGGAATGTTTTGGCTCGTTTGCAATTTGCTGCCGGTGGGAACACCGTGATGGATCTTGCAGGGGCCCCAATGCAACAATTTATGGGCTTCCCAGTGGTCTTTTCTCAGACGTTGCCAAGTTCCATTAGCGGCTCGACCAAGTTTGCCTACTTCGGCGATCTCGGTTTGGCTTGCACGATGGGCATGCGTCGAAGCTTGACCATCAAGTCCGATGCGTCGCGATATGTTGACTTCGACCAAATCGGAGTGTTCAGCAACATTCGATATGACATCAACATCCATGAGATCGGAACGGCTAGCGTTGCTGGGCCGATCGTTCAACTCAAGGCCGCTGCCTAATTCACAACCAATAAAAGAAAGTAGGTGATACATGAACGCACTTCAACACACTAAATGGGTAGCTGCTATCAAGCCAGGTGCATTGCTTGACAATGCAACCGCAACGGCTACCGTCGTTGATGCTCGCAATTGGGACTTCGTTACGATCGCTGTGACGCTCGGAGCAACTGACATTGCGATGAGTGCATTGAAGGTTCAAGCTTCCGACGCGTCAGGTGGGACATACGCTGACATTACCGGAGCGACATTCGACGGCGGGTCAGGTCTTGGCGGTGCTACCTTGGCACTCCCAAGTGCAACCGATGATGGCCAGGTCTGCTTGTTCCACATCGACATGCGAGGGAAGAATCCATTCCTCAAGGTCGTTGCAACCTTTGGCGATGGCACTTCCGGCGGTTACATCTCGGCTGTTGCTTGCCTGAGTCGAGGTAAGATTCCGCCGAGCGTTTCTTCGGATGTTGCAGACGGTGACGTTTGCATTGTGGTCTAGTCTATGGACTTGATCCTTTTGAAAGATTGGAATGGCCTGCCAGTCGGTTTTCGGCTGGTAGGCGTTCAAGCCGGTCAAGCGGAAATAATGATCCAGCGAGGTTTCGCAAGTGCGATTGATAGCGGAAGTAGTGACAAAGCCAACAGCCGAGCCGGTGACGCTCAGCGAGGCGAAAAAACAACTCGAAATCGCAACAAGCGACACTAGCCACGATATGCACCTTTCAGCATTGATCGGAGCGGCTCGGGAGCAGTGGGAGCACGATACCGACAGCGTGACTTGTTTCCAGACGCTTCGTTTGCGAGTCGCTTCGATCTTCGACGGGTTTAAGTTGCTCAAGAGCCCCATTCATTCGATCACCTCGATCCAATACTACGACGGCAACAACACGCTACAAACTTGGGCATCGAATCAGTATCAGTTGCATGTCGATCAAATTAGGCTTGCCTACTTGGTCACCTTGCCTGTGTCGGCCAGTCGTTGGGACGCTTGGCAAGTCACCTACAAGGCGGGACACTCGCAAGACGGGCAAAGCGTGCCTGAAGCAGCTAGGGCGGCGATCTTAATGCTAGTTGCTCATTACTTTGAGAATCGCGATATGGTTATGTCGGATGCTCTGCAAACCATGCGACCATACGAAATGCTGGTGCGTCGATTCATGAGGGCTAGCTACCCATGAGCGGATCAGGACGACCAAGTAGGCACAGAGTCGGCGCGATGCGACATCGTTGCACGATCCAGCAAGAAACGACAACGCAAGATGCAAGCGGTCAACCTATTGTCAGTTGGTCAAACTATGTCGTTAATGAGCCTTGCGAATGGAATCCAACGAGCGGCATCGAGAACATGCGAGGCCGTCAATTGGAGGCAGGAACAAGGGCGGTTTTTATTGTTCGTTACCGATCAGGCTACAACACTCAAATGAGCGTGCTCTTTGAGAACGAGCGGTACGGAATCACGGCGATTAACCGCGTCGATGGACTTCGCAAGTACCTAGAAATTATTTGCTCGGCGGTGCTGTAATGGGAACAACCATTGAAATCGATGAAGCCTTGATTAAAGCGGTCGATGCGATCCCTCTAACGCTTCGCAATGGGCCTCTAGGCAAGTGTCTCGGGGCGTTTGGCGAAACGATTGCAAGAGCCTGCAAATCGCAAGCTAGGAGCTCTCGGGGCGGTAGTCGGCTCAAGTGGTCTAAGAAGTACAAAAACAATCCTGCATTCCAAAATGATTCGCGGGATCACTTTGGACATAAGGTCATGCGAAACGGTTTGGCTGTCTATGTTGGTGCGACATACCCGAAAGGCAACAAGCAACAATTTGTGATGCCTATCAAACGCGGGACAAGCTACCAAAGGAATCTATGGGGCAAGCCAGGGCAATCGATCCTAAGAATCAGCAGGAAGGGAAAAACCTACACAACGACAGTTAGAACCAAGCCACAAACCGCCGACTTTCCGATTCAAGATCGAGCACCCGTCAAGGCTTTCGACATTACGAAATCACAAGCTGGACAAGCTTTCATGGACGAACTACAAAAGCAAATCAAGGAGCTT